AGCTTCTGCAGGGAAGTTGTCAGATACGATTACGGGCGTACCATAAATCGCACCTACCTGACCGGTAAGCTTGGTAGCAACGTCAGAACCTACATCAGTGATATCGGCAAAGCCGGCATCAGCGATCAGGTCGTAGTAACGCTTCTGAGATACAACGTAAACCAGCTCATCAGGCATCATGCCATACTTACCCATCAGCTTACGAGCAGACAGGAAGTCAGCAGCGTCTACTGAAGTAGTAGCAAGAGCAGCGGCAGATACAGAAGTATCAAAGATGTTAGTACCTGCAAGCTTAATCAGACCATCAAAGTCGTCAGAGCCAGCAGTATCGTGGTTCAGCAGAGCATCGTCTACAGCGCGAGCGTGTGAACGTGCAACTGATTCTACGAGCATAGGCATCAGATTGATCAGGATTTCCTCGTCAACGTGGTTATCCATCAACGTGGTTGAAATCAATCGGTAAGCCTTCAGAACTACCTGAGCAGGCTGGGGAGCAGCGCCGCCGCGAGTAGTCAAGTTACCTGAAGTAGCTGCACCAGTCTGGAACGTAGCCAGACCTGTATCCTGTTGGATGGGCAGTACTTGAGCTTGAGAATTGATCTGGATCTCACGAAACGCACGAGCCAGTCGCAGTTCACGCATGATTTCCTTCTCAATTTGGCTAGATACTTCAGTAGCGATGTTAGGAGCAGAAGATGAATAAGTTACACCAGCTTTCTCAAGGATACCCCGACCATAAGAAGTGCCTTCCATGCCTTTACCAGTCATTACACCCAACAGGTGAGCGTGCATGAACTCTTTGCCCCACTTAGAAATGGTGTCGCCTTCTGAACGATCAGAGAATACACGCTTAGACTCACGCATCTTAGTGATTTCTTCGCTCTTTTCTTCCAGTTGCTTTTGATAAGACAAAATTACTTCGTCGATCTTAGCATCTTTCTCAGACAGCCTAGCTTCGATGTCAGCCATCAGGCGCTCAGCACCCGACTCAACACCAACGCTTACAGCAGCCTTGACTTCTTTTTCTTGAGCAGCTTTTGCTTCTGCTTCTGCAGCAGCTTTCTCTTGAGCTTCTGCAGCGGCTTTTTCTGCAGCTGCTTTTTCTTCGGCCTGCTTCATTGCGATCTTTGCAGCAGTCTCATCTGCTACGCGCTTCGCGAATGCTTCCAGGTCGATTTCGGGAGTTTTGTTCTCTTCCGACATTTTGATCTCCTTTTGGACTTTGTAGTCCCTTTCCGGTGTGTCACTAGCTACTTCTGAATCTTCAGTTTTAGCCAGAGACTGACCGGCTAGATCCACACAGTTTTTAAATTGTTTTTTGAAATCTTCGTACTCATCTATTGAGTCAAAAGACTTAGCCAATGAAAAAGTTGCTGCCTGATTACAAGGTACAGATACAACTGATACCTCGAATAATTCAGCATCCTTAATCTTTAATCCGTCGGTTTCACTAAGATAATCAGCATCCTTGACTCGGAAACCGACAGAAAAGGCTCCAAGGACACCGTCTTTAACAAGGTCCGCTACAGCACCAGAAGGTACTACAGCACTTTTTGAAATTTTTGCTTTTAGCTCAAGGCCGTTTTCAGTAACCTTGAGACCAGTTGCTCTACCAATTGGGTGGTTATAGTCGTGATTAAAAAGAATAATAGGATTCTTTTCAAAATTGGCTAAACCACCTTTTGTCCACGCAGTTGCATCAATAGTATCGCCTGCACGATCAAAATCAGAGGTACTAGCCATACCGCAAATATGTACGCCCCCATCTTCATCTATATCTAAAGACTTAAACGTAGAAGTTAGATTAAAAATCTTATTCATCGGCACTATCCATTTCTTCTGCAGGGGCAGGCTTGCTCAAAGGACTAGGCTTGACTGCCTTTGGTGCAGGGGTTGGTGCGGGCTTAGGCGGCTCCGGTTTCTTACCCAATTCAGGGTGCTTCAATTTAAGTGCATGAGTAAGGAACTTCCATGCCTTAAAACTTCTTTTTACCGAAATAGCGTGAATAGCATCTTTCGGTCCTACAATATTCATATATGATTTGTAGTCAATATCAAGAGGTAGCTCAAACTCTTTAAAGTGCTTATATGCGGTATCCAGCACAAGTTGCTTTTGTCGAACTGCCATTAATCTTCTCCTTCTTCAATAGGGCGACCGCCCTCGTCTGGATTTGTTGCACTTCCTGCAATATTTGCAGGTACTCTTAAGTCATCAAATCCTTCAATCAGCTCGAAGTTAAGTGCTTCACGAGCTTCGTTTGGACTAATAATGCCAGTATTAACAAGAGCTGAGTAATACTGTGCTTGATCTCGAAGTTCCGGCTGCAGTGCTGGAATTTCACTTACGTCTTCCGTTAACTCAAAACCAAAATATCTTTCAAGAGCAAGGTTAATTTTTTGTACAATGGGAAGAATTGTCTCAAGGTAGTACATTCGCATATTTGGACGAAGGTTTGCATTATTACCTGAGTCAAGCATAATTGGAGGTATACCCAGAGCTTTTAGAATAATCTTCTCATTTTCAGAAATTGCCGCTTGAAAATCTAATTCTCTGAAGTTTACATTTGAAATGGAATCTACTTCAATTCCGCCATCAAGTATGAGAGGTCTGCGACCCCCTGCATCAGGACGGTATCGAGCTGTCCAAGATTGAATCATGCGCTCTTTGATCTTTTCAGACAAGGTATTAGGAGACTTAAGTACAAGACCCGGGACAGCTCCATTCTTAAAGAAATTGTCTTGAAAGTCCCGCATATTCTTCATAAGAACCATTGTCCGGAGCGCAGGCTTCAATCGAGAAACTCCTCTATAAATTGAGTAGAAAGAGTTTTCTTTAATATGAATAATCTCACTTGGAGAATAATTCACAGCTTCATTATAAGTAAACTTATCAATATAAGTTGTTTCACTTGCATGAATAGTCATCTTACTTGCAGGCAAGTGATAAAGATGTACTCCATCAAAATAGATAAAAACGTTTCCATCTATAATATAATCGGTAATCAGATTGCGACGAAATGTACTAATGTCCTGAAAAAGGTTTGGCTCTTTATTCAAAAGAAGATTTACTCTTGAACGTTTGATACCTTTTACTACACTGTTTCCAGGAGATTGCAGTCCGACTTTTACATCAATCTCTGCACAATCATCTACAATCATATTTACGCCACGATTAACGACTTCTAAATCTTCATACGCTCGCTCATAGCTAAACGTAGGCTCTCGTGACGAGATAGTTTTCTCAGTAAAATATGGCTGTGCAGGATTTAACTTCTCCTCCATATCTTTATTCTGCCAAAATTTATACCAAGCCATATTTTTCTCTTTGAATCTCTACCCACCTTTTCTGCTTTTTAGCAGTTCCAAGGCTAGGGTTTCTTCCGTAAATGGAATGAAGCTGCAAATGATGATCGTGACAGATTGTTACAGTTTCTTCATAAAACTCACTGTGACACTCTTCAATAAATTCATCTCTCCAAATTACAATGTACTCATCAGTATAGTGTAACGGTCTCTCTTTCTGTTTTTTGCCTAGCCACTGTTTTAGTAAAGGACTAAGAGAATAAAAGTGATGAAAATCAAGTTCTGTTTGCTTTCCACAGATGTAACATTCAGAACCTTTCTCGTATTTGGATTTAGCTCGGTCTCGAATGTATTTTATTGGATCTCTCTTGAGCTTTTTCATATTTATTACCAGAATTATATCGTGGGGAAGGTAATTTGTCAATAATTATTTTTCTTAGGTATCTTTAAAACCCGCTCTGGCTTGTTTCGAAAGAGTACAAAGCATATCGAAGTGCATCCGCCATGTGTGAGGCTCGATTATGCTTTGGCTTTTCTTTTGCCAGATTTGGATTTGGGTCCCATTGATATTGATCTAAGCAGGCTAACACTTCTCCGCATCTTTGATCGACCATTAAAGTATCATTGTCCACTATACCCGCTACGTGCGCGATTCCATCTAATACAGACTTTTTCGCATTTATAGTTGAAATATCGTAATTTTGTGCGAAGTCATATCGAGTCTGTTGGGCGGCCGAATCTATATAAACATAATCAATATCATATTTATCAATCATATCCCTGATAACAGACGCGTGTTGTTCCGTTGTTTTTTCGGCGTCCAGGTATTCATCCAGTACATAGTACAGACCTTCATCCCAATCATAAGCAACAACGCAAAAAGCAGTTGGGTCTCGATAACCAACGTCAAGTCCCGCAAATACATCCATTCTTCGAGTTTCTAAAACGTCATTATTTACTATACATTTTTCGTGATTGAAGTTCCATATCTGTCCTTCATAAGTATTGAAATCTGCTTCGTACTCTTGTCGGAACTCAGCATCGGACATACTTTTTCGAGCCTCTTCAATATCGCTCTCAGACATTCGAGGATTATCTTGATAAGTCGCTCGTATCGAGCACCATTCGGAAAATTCATCATTAAAACCTCTATCGAAAAACTCAGCAAACCAGTTATTCCTGCCGCGAGGCGTAGAGATAAACAGAGCTTTTGAGTTCTCCTTATCTAGAGTAGGTCGAAGTGCGACATTAAAGGCATCTTTTCCGTCTGCTAACGCTGCCTCGTCAAATATAATTAAGTCGTAACTTCTACCTACGCAGGAATCTACCTGGTTTACCGAACCCATACGGATTGTAGATCCGTTGGTTAATTCTATAACTTTGTCCTTTGCATTGTCTTTCGCAACTTCCAGATCAAAGTGCTTAATAAGATTTCTTTGTAAATCAAAAGAAATCTGAGACAGTGCATAGTTAGGGGACATTATGAGAATGTTTGAATTGGGAACTAGTGATACTAATTGCCCAATAATGTTTGCGATATAGGTTTTTCCTTGACGCCGAGAAACCGCTGCACAAACAAAGCGATATTTAGAATTATTTATCGCATTTATAATTGCATTTTGTGATGGAAGAGGAACAACTCCTAATAAATCCAAATATGGATCTATTGGTAGTTTTAAGAAACGTGTCTCAGATTGTAAATCTAAAATTTCTTGTGATATAATATCAGCTCTACTTACTTGTACCGCCATATAAATTACTCAGATTGTTGATCTTCAAGAACTTCTTGATTTCTTTCTATCCAATCTTGTGAATCAGTACCTTCGTCACTTTGTGTAGCTTTACGGTAATAGATAATTATTTCTTTTTGTTGACGTATATATCTACGAAGTTCTTGTAAATTATATGCCATATTTTCATAGTCTTGTGGAGTTAGTCCAAAGAGTACGTATGTGCCATCTTGAATTTTTTGCAGTCTTTTTACTTGTTCTTCAAAATTCTTTTCTGTAACTACAAAAAACTCTACATCTTGTAAACCAATTTCTTTTGGCAGAGGGGGTTGATATATGTCTAAAGTGCGAAACTCCGTAACAGTTTTAATTCGCACTTCTGGTTCTGGCAAGGACGGAGTAAAACTTGAACAACCCGCTACTGTTAAAATCAATAATAAACTATAAAGAATCCGCATTTTCAACCTCTTTACTCGCTTCTTCTATTGCTCTGAA